CCATCCATTTGGTCTGTAGTTATTATGTTTTTGTTAATATATGTATTGTCATATATGTACGATGATAACTCTACATATCTTTCATATGACATATTGCTGGGATAGCTTATTATCTCTCTATAAGCAACCAACCTGCTTCTAATATCATCTAAAGTGTTTGTAATAGAAGTAGTAACAGCGATACTTTGAAGTAATGCATAAAGCTCGTCAAGAGTATCTAATTCAGTATCTATATAACCCAATATATCAATTATCTCAGCACCACTGGCGGGATATGTTGAGAAACCGCCCGATATGTAGTCATACAAATCTTGATTGTTGTCTTCTAAGTTAATAAATAAAGTTTCTATATTAGCAACATTATCGTCAAAATATTGTTGATTAAATGTTGGATATGTAGGCTTTTCATAGATAGGTCGCCAAGCCGAAGTCATGGATGATATACTTGTTTTAGCCCAAAGAACGTCATCAACAAAATCTTCATAAGAAAGTTGAGCTGTAAAGTATAAACTAAACACTATTTTTTTTAGCTCGACTTTTTCATCATTAATTGCAACTTGTAAGCTGTTTATGTCAACCTCTTTGCTTGCTATGGATAATAACTGGTTGGCTATTTGTGCGTCTATTGATGTAGTACTACCCGGTGGGGTTTCATTTAAAATGGCATCTCTGGTAGTATTCATACTTGCAAGTTGAGATAAAAGTTCTACAAAATCAGAGTTTAAAGTAACCGAGCTTGCTATTTTATCTGATAATATTGTTAACCTGTTAGAATAGTCTTCTTGTTGGTCGGCTACCGCCTGTTCCCAAATCTCCAGAGAATCTGTTAATTCTTGACTCATCCATTCTTTAAAATAATCGAAATTATAGATTGCGTTTGTACCAAGAGGATTTACTGTCCTAATATCGAGACTACCGTCACCATAACAATAAAGGGCTGTGCATATTTCTTCTGTTATTTCTTTGAACTCTATTTCAGACGCAAGGTTGTCAAGCGAAAGATATATATTGTTGTCTAAAGAAGGTAAAGCATTTGAAATAGCGGAAACCGTTCTGTTGAAAGTATTAAACTCAAAAACACAACCGTATGCTTTTTCAACTTCTGTTACTAAGAAATTATATGCGGTACTATTATTTGGTTTAAATGTTCTATATAATTCCGCAATAGACGTATCTACAGTTCCAATACTCCAAGTTGGTATGATGCTTAAAACGCTTTCAACTAGAGCCACAAACTGATAAGTGCCGTTAAATCCGGTTATTCTTCTTGACAAAAGTTCTGCTTCTAAAGATAGACATGATATATTTTTAATTGGAACACTACCTGATAAATCCTCATCTGATGATTGTATTATGTAATATCCAACCCCCACTACTAAAACCAACATTTTTCCCTGAAGTTCGGAATATGCGGGGTCTATCTCAAGACCAGCGTCTTTGGATTCTGGGTAATTAAAAGATAATTCTGAAAGAGCGTTATATTTTAATGTGTTCTGTATATCATGAGCCAAAGGTAGAGAACGTATTTCGGTCTTATCCGGGTAACATAGAACAAAAGAGGGTAGCTCTTGTTGTTCAAAATAGTTATATGTCTGATTCATTCTTTACCTCCTTTTAATATTTTAGGCAACTTTTACCTCAATTGGTTTTGTTGTTATAGACATACTGGCGATATTTCCTTCGACTGTAAGTGTATTTAACCCTCTTATAAATCTCAACCAATTTTTGTTGAAGTTTGATAAAGGGTATGTTTCACTACTGGAAGACATTATTTGTAAATCACAATCTAATGTTACAACCTCATCAGGAGATAAAGATATTACTAATGCTCTATTTCCATCTGTTGTATTTGTAATTGTTACTGTCCCACCATATGAATTGGCTGTTATAGTAAATACTTTTGGATAAGAATAAAAATTACTATCAGACTCATTATAAAATTCTATTGTACCTGATGTATAATAAGCTCCGTATGTGTATGCATATGTTTTTGCTTCTCTATAACCATAAGGCGAGTCACACTCAACTTGTACTGTAAACGCTTTGATTATATTTCCGATTCTAATAACCTCCGGGTCATTAAGAAAACAATTAAAATAAATTTCCTGCATGTCAGGCTGACATATTCTTAAAACTTTATAATTTTGTTGTCCAAAAAGCCATGCTGAAATTGAAGAGTAATCCTTTGCGCTTATTTCATCCTCAGAGTAAAAAGAAAGAGGAAAGCTTAAAACGGGAGTCTGTTCAGCACCGTAAAAAATAGGAGAAGCTCTTCTGAATAATTTATTAGTTATGAGAGAAACACTATCGCCTTCTGATGTATATTCTCCAGAACCACTAATATCCCCTATCTGTAAATTATAGAATTCACTGGGAATTCCATTAAAAATAAAACTGCTTCCATAAAACATATAACTCACCACCTTCCTTTTTAGAGTAGCGGGTTATATACTAACCCGCTACTTTTGATTTTTATGCAGAGAATTGGTCTGTAGACCGCTTAATTCCCTTTTGAAGTAACGCACCGTTCATTTTTTCGAAAGTCTTATTTATCATCGCTTCTAAGTCTGGAAGAACTGATTTGTCGAGGTTTCCAGCAACGTTGATTGGCATGGATATTTGTATTGGGGCATTACCAATAGGTGTACCAGTTGGAGCACCTGTCATGGTAGGAAGGGTATTATTCATAAAGTCGCTTGCTTCCCCCTCTGTAACCACAACTTCTCCTTTAAGAAGCTTTGCGAACTCTTCGTTTTCTTTTAAAGTTACATCTTCTTCTCCAACCACACCGCCTTCGTGATACATAGTAGGCATTATCCAACTTTGAGCATATTTAGGAATTGATGTGGTTTCTCCTGAAAGCGCATCCCTTAGTTCTATCTCTGCTAAGAGAAGTTTTAATATTTCATTTTCTTGTAATCCTATGTCTTTCATAAACTTCATCTCTGCGGTAAACTTCTTTTTCTGAGCTTCGCTCATACTTGCATAGTAGTCAGCATAAGCGGTCTTCATTTCTTCAAGAGTTCTTTCCTCTATTTCCTTATTAGCTACAAACGCCCCTGTTGATGCGTTGGACTCGGCTCTCTGTGCTGCCCCTTGTTCTCGATACATCTCAATTAACGCATCAATGGCTTCAATCTGCTTGTTTATACCTTCTTCAAACTGCTCATAAACTTTATCCAAAGCATCTACTTGGAGGTCATACTTTCTGTCCTCTTGGTCTTCCGCTATTTCCATCTCAAGTTCATTAGCATCTTCTTGAAGTTTAAGAAGTTCGGCTCTAGCTTCCTCGGAATTATCTAACCCCAATATAGCCATTCTTGCTTGCATTTTGGATAGAGATAAATTCTTCTTTGCCATTTCATCGTCAAATTTATCTTTGTCTCTAGCTAACTTAAGGGATTCTTTCTGAGCATCAATATACTTCTTAAACTCTTTTAAGGTTTCTTTAAGGGCATCCTTCTTTTTTTCAAGAGCCTTTATTTGAGATTCTAAGGCAGATGTTTCAGATTTTCCACCACTACCACCACCACTAAGTTGTGGAGCGACATAATTGTATGCTTTTACTGTTACTATCAAGCCTTTTAGAGCTGCATTTTTTTCTTGCAAAGCAGCTACCTGCGCTCTTATTACATTAACATTTGCAACTGTTATCGGTATTGCTTGTAGGTCTGCAATTGCCAATTTATTTGTGGCTATTTGGGCGTTTATCTTTTCAATAATTAGTACTTTTAGCGCCGCTGCATTAACTTTATAAGCACCTGTTGAAACGTTAAGTTGCAACGCCTCTGCATAACCCGCATCAATTAAACTCATAACAGTACTTAATGAAAGCTCACCGTTCTTCTCCTGTTCTTCCATAACAGAATCTAACATAGAGATACTGCCAACAAGTTCGTTGGTCATATCTTTCTGTGCTTCCATTGCGGTTGTGATAGGTAGAATCCCATCTAGTTCTGCTTGTTGAATCGCAGTTAACTGATGACCTGCGGCAACTTGTTCTCTCAGAGATGCTATATACTTGTCCCTTTCTTCGGTTGACATTGTATAAGTATCGCCAACTCTTGTAAGGGTTATTCCTAATGCTTCGATTTCTTCTCTTTCTTTTGAGGTAAGCTCGCCACCATTTTCAAATAGTTTCTCTTCCGCATCTGTTAATTCTTGAAAGCCTGATTTAAGGTTATCTATAGCTCCTCTAAATTCCTCTTCATTGAAGAACCTAAGATTTGTCCCTCTAGCGCCACCCCTTCCACCAGTCGGCTTTTTTACTTTGTTAGCGGCTCTATCAAGCTCTTTTCTGAATTCTATAAACACTTCATCTAATCCATCTGTTAACTTTGCTATGTAAGCGTCTCTGTCTTCCTCTCCCATTTCCGCAAAAGCTGTTTTTGCTTCGTCTTGCGCTCCCAAATAAGCAACATTTCTCGTAGACATCTCCTCACCACTATAATCTACCCCTCTCCAATTATCGTAGGTGTCTTGATTTTTTTTATATAATTTGTTGAGGTCTCCAGCGTTTTCTAGGGCTGTTTCAACAGCTAGTTTCTTTTTGGCATCAATCAACTCCAAAGTTGATTTCGTTAGCTCGTCCACATTTAACTTTGAAGAAATTATAAACTCACCATAAGCATTAAATTGACCAACTAGCTCTGGCATTACTTTTTTAAGTTCGTTTTGGACTTCGGTAAATCTTTTCGTTTCAGTTGTTGATTTTGATGTATTATCATACAGATTATTAAATTCTTCTGCGAGGTCTTCAATCTCTTTCGTCTTTCTTCCTAATCCAAGTATTTCATTTTGAATATCTTGAAATTCCTTACTTGATTTCTGTATCCTTTCTTCTAGACCATCAAACGCATAGGATATACCACCAATTGCGGTAGCGGCTAAAATAGCCCACCCAACAGGGTTTGTAGCCAGAAAGATGAGTATTGCTTTAGTAGCCGCTCCAACAGAAAAAGTAAAAGCCCCTGTTGAGACAGTCATTATACCCATGTTTACAGCCCAGTTTATCATAGTGGGGATAGTTGCAATTAAACCTTCTATTTGAAAACCTATCAATGCAACCATTGCTGCTGCAATTATTGTTTTTAAACCTCCAGCCTTAGTTATAAAATCAAGTATACTTGAAGCTAGTTTATTAACACTTATAACAGCATCATCAGTTCCCTTGAAAGTCAAAAACAAACCTTCTAGAGAAGCTTTTAATGTATTTGAAGAACCTTCAACACTATCTAGATAAAATCCATATCTATCTACAGCAAGACCTGCTGAATTAAATTGTACTTCTTGTAATTCTATGGCTTCGTTCATGTTCGTCATTAAGATACGAAATAGGTTTGCCTGTCTTACTCCTGCGATAGATTTACCAATGTTAGCCTGTTCTATCTCATTTAATCCTTCCCATTTTCCAGCTAGTTCTTCAAGAACTCCACCAAAATCTTTAAAGCTTGTAGCACTATCTCTTAGTTCTATATTTACTCTTTTTAAAGCAATTTCTACGTTGTTAATTCCCATTCCATCTGCATCAAGACCACCCTTTTGAATATCCTGCATACGGGTAAACATGGTTTTCATTGCTTGACCGATTTGCTCCGCATTCAAACGGGTTGTCTGTGACATAACTGCAATATAGGAAATCAATTGTTCGATTGAAACTCCGCTTTCTCCAGCGACTGCTGCAACATATCTTAATGCTACAGCAAGTTCTGACGTACTGGTAGCAGCAACATTGTCAACTGCAACCAGTTTATCAACAATACCTACAGCGTCTTCTGCTTCTAATTTAAATGAATTCAATACAGAAGTTAAAGCTTCCGTTGAATCGGCGAGAGTCATGTTACCAAGTTTAGCCATCATGGTTGATGATTTTAGTAACTCTTGAGTTTCCGCAATCGTCTTACCCTGACGTAACCATTCCACAGAACCCTGTGCAATTTCAATCGTTGTAGCACCCATTTCTTTTGCAAGGTTGTTGAAACTTTGCGCCAGAGAATTAATCTCTTCTGGTGTTTGCGCTCCTTCTACTTGCAAGATTTGGATGTTAACCATTTCTTTGTTTAATTGAATAGCAAATTGAATAGCTTGATTTAGAGCCTGCTGTGCTAATCTTAATACTCCAAGAGATGTTGCATATGAGACAGACTGCACGAAAGCACGTTTTATATTTTCAGTCCACCCTTGTACTCCCGTAGCTGCACGCTTTGTCAAATCTATTTGCTTATTTAACTCGTTGTTTTCTGCTTCCCACTGTTTTAATATTCGTGAACCTGAGCTACCTCTCTTTTGTGCTCTCTCATAGGCAGCAGATAATTTCTGTACTTTCTCGGCTTGCGCCTGAATAGCTGCCCCTTCTTTTTTACTCATATTTTGAGCACGGGTAGACCACTCTTCGGCTTTCTTATTGGCTGCAGCCATTAAAGCAATATTCTTGTTGCGTTCCTGTTCAACCATCTTACTTTGCTTTTGATAATCAATAGTAGCTGTTTTTGTTCCTGTTGAGTCGGGTCTATAATCCGTATGGTTTTTTAATGCATCCGTAAGTTTTTTTGTTTCGGTAATAGAATTCCCCAACTTATCAGTATAAGTGGTTATCATTGCGACTGGTGAATCTTTCCACGCTGTTCCAAGTGCATTTATATAAGTTTTTGACTTAATAACAATCTTATCTATGGATTGGGCTTTTGCTTGTATCGCATCTATGGCTTCTTGAGCTTGGGTTGAATCTATACCTTTTACTGTTGCTCTTAAGTTTATAGGCTTATTTTTTACCATGTTCGAAACTTGATTAAGACCCTGTGCAATGGGTTGCATGTTAATACCAGTTTGAACAATCATCCGTACAGTTTTGTTTCCTGCCATAAAACCTCCTCTAATAAAGCCAGAAGAGGCTTTATTATATTTTTATAATACCCTTAAATTATCCAACTCTGGATAATCCCTATCAGACGGTTTGGTATCATCGTAAACCAGAACCATACCCAAGTCACTCCATCCGAATATCTCTTTAATTAAAACATGAGGTATATTCTTTTTGGAAAGAAGGGTCGTTAAATAATGCCGACAGGAATGAACATAAAATGGAACTTTTAAGTTTTTTTCAAAACCCTTAACCCATTTTCTGATGACCGCCACTGTCGCCTGCGTGCCATCTTTTTTAATAAAAAGGAAGCTATGGTCTAATCCTTTTTCTTTTAAAATCTTTTCTCTTTCTACTAACCATTCTCTGTAATAGGGTAAAAACTTATCTCTTAAGATATACTTATAAAGAAGTTTTCCAGCCTTGCCCCGCCCTTTTGTTTTTATTTGCCTAGTTGTTTCTAAAAACAAATCCCCAAAAGCGGTTTTACTTTCATCTATTAAATCTGTTTCAAAATTCAACAGTTCCGAAAATCTTGCCCCACTGGTAACAGCGAGGGCGATAAAACAGGCTTTCTGTTTATTTGTTTTTGATAAATATTCTAAAAGACCTTCAATCTGCTCATCTGTTAAAATTGTTTTTTCCCGTCTGGTTTCCCTTGGGGATGAGTCTACAGTTTTTAGAATGACATTTCTAAATTCAGGATAATCTGTATCATAAAACT